CAGTAAGAGCCTCTGAATCCTCAAAGAACTCCTTCTCAATCGCTTCTACGTCCTTAAGATCAGTGCTATACACGTTCAACCACACTGTATCCTCTAAAAAGATAGCCATCTTCCTGCCAGCAGGTGTAACCATACTAGCTGGAGCTGTAATCTCCCTACGTTCACCCTCTGAGGTGTAGTAAACACAGCTACCAGTGAGTACGATGTTCATGTGAGGGTGTTTATGCACCTTACCTATAACAAATGCCCCTGCTTTCATGTGCATTTCTCTGATATAGATGCCGGGGCCAAACCTATGGACAATAGGAGCCTCCATCTGAGGTTCTTCTAGGCTAAGAGCCGCCACTTTCTCCACAACGTCAGGGCTACTAAGAGCTAAATCATGCAAAAAGGTATCTTCTTGTACCGATATAGCATAATTCATACGGCTTCCCCTACTATGAATGGAACACTCCAACCCAATAGCTTCATGTCCTTACCTGCTTCGGATTGGATCTGCATTGACAAGGCTCTACCCCTACCTCTGATTTTGTTCTTAGTAACAATTACGGATTGCCCATAGTTGAAAGCGTCACCCACTCCTGTGGGGATATAGTTCCTGAGTAATCGGTATGCTTGGAACTGTGCTCCGATCTTCCCGCTATTGGCATGGTCAGCAAAGTCCCATCGAGCACTAACAAAGCAGCCACTAGGGGCGATTGCCTCTAAGCCACCACCGATCTCCTCGAAGCCTGTCTCTGTTCGTGTGAAATGGAAGGACACATAGGGAGCCTGCTTCCACTTAGCACTATCACCTGCAAGCTCAAAGCCTGTCACAAGCTCACTGACATAGGCTTCACCAGCCGTATCATAAGTGTACCAATCAGTGAATGATCCACCACGATAACTACTGAAGGTAAACTTCAGATTACCTGCACTGTTGGGGAGTACTGTAAGGTACTTAGTGTAACTCTCGCCACGACTAAACTCATCAGTAGTAACTGTCACATCCACTGTGTTTGCTTGTACCTGAACACCGTTGACAAGCACAGGGTTAGCATAGTCCACAGTGACAAAAGTAGGCATGACTACTAGCCCTGCTACTCTAGGAGAGTCAGCGTCCCCAGAGATAGGTTCAATGGTATTTGTGTAGAAGGCTTGTAGTAACGTATCAAAGACTAGCTCACGGTTGTAGTTAAACTTATCCGTGTAACCATCGTAAGATGGGGAGTCATTATATAGCCATGAGATCCTTCTAGTCTCAGGATCAAAAGATCCTTTAGCTAACTTACGAGCTACAGAAGGGATTGCAGAGTATAAGCTCTGGATAGTAGTGGCCGAGATGTTCTGTGGTCGAAGGAAGCCAGACTGCTGGTCATACCCTAACGTATAGATACCACCCTCTGCCCAATAAGCAACAACACCTTCCACTTCTACGATAGATGAAGGACTCATAGCCCCAATGCTACCAATCTTATTCACTTGATACCCAGTTGCTGTGAACCCTGCATCAGTGTCCCCCAGAATTTCCCACACACCATTCTCTGCAAGGACTAGCAACGATCTGTCTGTAGGAACCAGCTTAAAGATATTAGCTGCATCGGGAATCTGTATGTACCCACCATCAGTATCAATCAAGTCGGAGATGTGCTCAGAGGTAGGATCAGCTTCTTGATAGCATTCCCCTAGATCTTTCACGCTGCTCACTAGCTTAGTAAAGAAGATGAAGCCCGTGTAATCAGGTGATCTTTTATCAGGGTTCAGGATTAAACTCTCTACCCCTGAGTAGAAAACTCTACCTGCATAGGGAGCAGAGATAGAGATGCGGCTATCCTCTTGGTCTGCAAGAAGTGCAGCAAAGTTAGAAGTCAAGTTAGATTGATAGTATGCAAGAATTGCATCGTAAGCGTAGTCATCTCGACTTATACTAAGCTCAGAAGTAATGTACACATCAGCTTGTTGCTGTCTGCTTAACCCACGATCAAAGGCATTAATAATGTTCCTGCCCCTAGGGGCTGGGGTATTACCAAACGCTTGTTTTATCATTAGTGTTGGATCAAAGACATCATCAGCATCTTTACCTAAGGACTGTATATCTGCATTAGATGGATATTTACCTTGGGAAGTGTAGAAGGTATTGATAGCAGTAAGATCCCATCCCTGATTCAAAAGGTTATACTTATGATCATCGGATAGGGTAGTAGGTCTGTTGTTCACAGTCAGGTCATCATCAATCCCGAATAGATCTCGAATAGAGAATCCAATAGTAGTCTTGCTTACTGTGTCTGTAGCAACATCATACTCAAGATAGAAGGGAGCAAACTCTTTGCTGGTTACAATCAAGTAGCCATTGATAGAAGAGATATTTACACGCTCTTGTCCTTCTCCACCAGTGTCGAGAGAGGCACCACTGTTCTTAATGTTAGCAGACAGATCAGTCTTAAACATATCGAAGAACCAGAGATCAGTGCCTACCTGAACTACCCCGAACTTCAACGTAGGTTTGTTTGCTACGTTATTCCAGATGTTGAAGTACACAGCAGATGTAGCCAAAGCAATTGAAGTTAGGCCAGCGTCATGCGCAACATAGTTAGCCTCATAATCCATACCAAGTCTACGAGCAATACTACCATCCCGCTTTAGCAAGAAGTTATCTACGGACACAGCAGAGTTCTCTGGATACGTCAGTGGAGAGGCTTCAGTAACTATTCCTTTTACAAAGGAGAAGTATGTTTTAGTACCCGCAGATACAGGCATCTAAGACTCATCTTCCGCTTGTTTGGCCGGTTGTTTGGCCGGTTTCTTCACAGGAGGAACAGCCATAAGTACTACCTTACTAGCTTCAGCCCTAGATGTGAATAGCCCTTGGAAGGCTTGAGGGATCTCTCCCCCAGTAACGAATCTAATAGCATAGCTATGCCCTTGAGGGCCGGGTTCTACTACAACTTCTTTCTCACCATAAGTCAACATTACTTCTTACCTCGTCTTCCGTAATTAGGGTATGAGATACCACCTTCTAGCCTCCAACGATCTTGTGAGAGCCTTCGTCGTTGTCTAGTAGCACGTTGTTCTTCCTTAGGATTAGCCGCTTGCTTAAGTACGTTAAAGGACACAGACTTAGCTTCAGCTAATAGATAAGGGAATGCCTTAGAAGGCAAGTCTGGAACAAACGTATCAGCAATACTAAATGTAGGTTCCCTATAGCCATAGCATTGGATCTTAGATGCTTGCAATGTAGACTCTAGGCTACTGTCATAGCTATCAAATACAATGATGTCATTGTCAAATGATGTGTAGTAAGTAGGCGCAGTGTCATTCAGAATAAGTAAGGACACAGCGTTAGCATTGACCACTGTAGTTACAGATGCTGATGTACTGTCCCTTTGGTTAAGGAAAGATACAAAGTCATCTGGTTCCATGTAAGTCACAGAAGCATACGCATCCTTGTCAGCTACTTCTTTCTTCTTGTTATACTTCAACCACTCAACATACCGTACATTGTCTGGCATAGTCATGTGAGTAGGCAAAAGGTTTGATCCACTTGCAGTTATCTGAAACAGTCCACCTAGATGCGGCCACTCTCCCTCAGTGATTACCTCAAAGAAGGTAGTCTTAATGATCTGGGCAATCTGAATAGATTCAACACTATCAGTAATACTGTTAACAGTGTCGCTATCCATATCAGATAGTATGTCCTGCACCATTTCTAAGAGAGTTAGTTTAGCCATTAGATCTCTCCACTCGTATTGCGGTCAATAAAGATTGAAGCACCTACAGTAGTTAACGTACCTGTGTCAGTACTTAGAAAGAATTGCCCTCCGTTAGCTAGGAATGTGGCTAGACAGAAGATTGGAAATCCTATTGATATAGTGTATGGAGGTGTTTTAGTCACTGCAATGCTTCTTGCAGCTACTATGATAGTAGGTGATGTTGTTGCACCAATATCTAAGTCAATTTCCAAGGTAGTTGGAGTACCTGTCTTCGCTGTGATAGGGAACTGTAATCGTAAGTTATAGGTATCACCTACCTGTATAGGAGTGATGCGGCTTGTTGATACGTCCCAAAGCTCACCACTACCTCTAATCTCTCTAGGCAAATACGCAGACTCACTTGTAGTACCTAGACCATTAACAACCAATTTGGTTGGAGAAGTAGTAAATATTTGCCCTGCTGTATTGTCAGCATAGTAGCCCCATCCTTGAGGAAGGTATAACCACTCACCAGTATCTGACCCTCTGGCCATATACATTTGACCATTAAGTGCTGTGCTTAAGCCTTTAGGCTCATGCCTCTCGGCATCTGGAATCACATTATGTTCTATTGCCAAGTCATTCTCCTAAATAAGAAAAAGGTTGGGGGTTTTTACACCCCCTTCCAATTAGTTGCCTACTTTCTCAACAGTATATTCTACTGTTACCCGACCTTTACCAGTTAACAGGTCATCTACACTAGGTGCAACAACCAGTTTACCAGCAGCAGAACCGACACCAGCACCAACCAAGGAACCAGCACCAACTACATTCAAGCCACGGGTAAGGATAGCAGCTTGGGTAGCTTCAGCAGCGGCAACCAAGCCATCTGCATCAATCGTACCACCGGCAGCAGTTTCCAAACCAATGAGCAAGTCAGTGGTAGTAGATGTTGAAGTGAAGCCTACTAAGATCTCCAAAGAAGCAGAGACAATCTTTGCGTAAGCAGGAATGCTCACACCCAGACTATCAGTGCTACCAGTAGGCAAATCATTAAAGTCAAAAGTCCACTCAGCAGTCTTAACAAGACCAGTGTCATTTCCAGCACGACCATACTTACCAGTAGTGGTTCGTGGGCCATAGTGTACGGCAACGCCTCGTACAGCAGCAGTTTCAATACTCATATTCTATCTCCTAGTAAGTAGTTGCAGAAGTTAAGATAACACCAAGCGTATCAACACGCTGTGCGCCAAACCCGAATCGTGCAGAGGTCTGGAATCGGTCTTCCCGCAGTTCTGATTCACGCCATCCTTCCACAGAAGGTTGACGACGCCATGCTCTCATCATAGGACGAGTATTGTCATCAGCAATACACATAGCAATGTTAGCTACCTGACCAGCAGTACCTGTTACAGCACCACCATCACGATCTGTTACGGAGGTAAGATCACCACCAGTAACTGCCAGACGGTTGGATGTATAAATGTCCCAGCCAAAGATGTTCTTCAGGAACTTGTGCTCACGAGCAAAGCCTTCAGTGATAACGCCTTCAAACATTGGGTTGTTGGTTACGTTAACCAAGTTAGAGATGCTGTTGATTGACAGTTCCACGATGGGATCTACAAACAACACACGACCAGAGCTAGGTACGTTAGCCTTATCAAATGCGAACTTCATATAAGCAAAGTCCATCAGTTCCATTTGCAAAGTAGTACCACCACCATAATAACGGTGAGCAACGCTGTTAACTAGGTTAGCAGAGTTCTCTACCTGTGCATCGTAACAAGCCTGCAAGAACTTAGTTTCCATGTTCTCTTGGATAGCACGAGTTGATTCCATTGCCATTGCAGCAGCAAGTTGGTCGATCTGTGAACCATCTTCTCGAAGCTCATCTGATACAGACCAAGCATCACCAATGTAATCAGTGATAGTCAGTTGTACATTGCTTGAGTCAATGGGGTTGAAGGTCATTGCAACGCCTTCCTGTACATCCTGAATGGTACGAGTACCAACAGTCTTGATGTTCAGGGTAGTGCCTTGACCGAAGTCTGAGACATCACGAGACAAGCCTTCGGGCAACATGCCGTCTTGCAGGTTTTCGATGATGAATTGTGAGTACTGTTGCGCTTCAATAAACGCAGTACTGTTACCTGTATTTTGAGCAGCCATTCTTTATTCCTCTATTGTGCAGTTGGTTTTGCATTACGCCAAGCATTCACCATGTCTTTTGTAGATGCCCCAAAGGGAACCTTCGCAGAACGTGACTCTTGGTTGTTGTGTTGCATAGCTTCCGTGTTAACACTACTAAAGGTTTTACCCGGCAGACCAGAAGTCTTAGCGGTCAGGCCCATTAGCTTTAACACAGCAGAAGGAGCAGTTGCTGCAAGATTGTTAATCTGTTCCATGCTCAAGCCTGCTTCTTTAGCAGTTGAGTAGAACACTTCTTCAGCCTTCTCTCCATATACCTCACCTACCTTAGTGATAACTGAATCTAAGTTACCCTTCTGGAGTTCGGCAGTTTGTCGAGCAGTTAGTCTACTATCAACCATTTGCTCTATTTGCGCTAGATCAACAGTCCCAACAGAGGGTGTCTCTGATTTTTCTGTAGTCTTGCTTTCAAGACGCTGTAGTACTTCTTCAGCAGACTGCCTACGAGATACTTCCGCACGTAACTCTTCCATCTCAGCTTGGAGCTTAGAGATGTGGTCATTAGCATGAGGCAGACTCTTTAGTGCAGACTCTACGTCTGAGTACTTCTGTCGTCCATCTTCACTCTTGATAGTTGCCAGCAGGTCTGCATAAGCATCAACGGTGTGTGAAGGTTCCTGAGCTTGAGCTGTCTCAGTAGCAGCCTGTGGCTGGGTAGCCTCAGATTCAAATATACTGGCTTGGTCGGCCATGTTATCTCCTATGGAATTAGATCCAATAGTTTAAGTAAAGTTCTTTTGCTTCCTAATTGGTCAGCTTGAAAGAAAGGCCAAGCATCTAAATCATAGGATTCTTTGCTCATCATATTCTTATCAATGACCCGAACATCTTCTTCAATAATGTTCTTAAGAACAGAAAAGATCTCGACAGCGTGAACTAGACGAGTCTCAAATTCTTTCTTCTGGTCATCCTTTAGGTGTTTAGTCCAGCGCATGGACATAGACCTAGTGGTCACTGGATCACCTCCTGAGGTGGTTGTTCCGGGGGAAGTCCCGGTTGTACTGGGGTTTCTTGTTCAACCTGCATCTGCTCTTGTAGACCACTCATAAGCTGTTGAGTCTCAGCCTGTTCAAAGATAGCTATGTTCTCACGAACAACAGAATACTTCTCCCATCCGAATAGTTCTTCAATTGCTTTGGCAAGGTTCTTAGTGGATACATGAGGAGCTATCATCTGCCCTACTGGGCTACCAAATACTCCTGCCATGTTCTGTACTAACTGAGCTTGCGCTGCGAAGTGGCTAGACCCTAGAGGTCGTAGCTTTCCACTAGCCTTAATGTCTTCCTTAGTCACTGATAAGAAATCTACCATGCCTAAGTCATCATTAAGTATTCTGACAACATCTGCCCCCACTAAGTTCCTACGACCTACCTCTAACATAATGTTGAGGATAGGCTCGATGAATTCTTTCTCGAACTTGCTGATCTTATCTTGGAAGAGTCTACCAGCAGCGTTCTGTAGTTGTTGTACTTCAAAGGCTGTCTTCTCACCGGGAGTACGAATACCCATAGCTTCTCTAGGAGCACCAGCCATCTCATCCATGAGACTCATCAAGTAAGCAATCTCATTGTTAACTTGGAATGCAGCTACGTTAGGCGACAATAGTTGCACTGAGCCATCACCATCAGAGATGTGGATCTCTGCGTCTGGCCCCCATTCAAATGCTTCCACATCACCAGTGATTACTTTAGGTGGATGGATAGTTAAGTCTAAGGCATCAGCCTTAAGGTTCTCTAGGTGGTCTATACGGTACTGCATACCAACTAGGTTTTCTAATGGCCCCATTGCATATAGATTGTCTGGACGTTCTCTCCAGCCTACATGAGCACGAGCACCATGACCTAGCCATGATGGGTTCTGCTCCTTTCGTGCAATGTACTTTCTATCAAAGACAGTGATGGTATAGTTCTTGTGGAACACACCGGATTCATGGTCATAAATATCACCCTCAAACTCTAGGATCTCTACATAGCCAGAGGTGTAATACTCACTCATACTTCCAAAGCCGTCAAGGAGATAACCTTCAGCCTTATCCAAATCACTGTCCTTATAACCACCCAGAAGGGTGCGTACTTCTTTGACCTTTGCAATAGCAGCAGGATCATAATTAAGATCCATTCGTTCTGCGATGTCTTGCTCTAGCTCACCAATCGACTTAACATATCTAGTAATCTTGGGGCTGCTCGTGAAGCTAGGAGCAACAGGGTTAAATACAATATCAAAGGGAGATGTTCGCATAAGCTTAGGGCCAACATATCCTTTAATGATTTCACCAGTTTCCATATCTGTGACTTCTTCATTGACAAAGATGACTTCTCCAAATACGTTGCCATAATCAATGTAGTCATACAGCAGTTTGGCTATGGTTAGCTCAAACCCAGAGCCTTTAGTTTTGTTCTTCATGTAGGATTCAATGCCTTCCCTCTTAGTCCTTACATCGTCATCGAGGTTATCACCTTCCCATTTCATCCAATCAGGATTGCTGAATAGAGCAGCCATATAGTTAGCATGTAGATTATCTCTGATCTGTGCCAACTTAGGTGTAGTAGTAGAGTTCTTCCAAGGAAGAGTCCGGTTACTTGTAGTCGTCGTGTCAGTTGCGAACAGGAAATTACGAAGCTCCTTCCACTCTTGTTCTTTAACATCACGTTGTACCTTCCATTGTGAATACATAGATACGATGTCTGAGGCTAACACCTCTGATCGTAGAATGTTTTGTAGCTCTAAAATTTTACCTGCGATGTTAGTATCCTCCTACAGAGTTGGACTTAAGTAAGTTCTCTGTCTTTGTGATTATCTGTAAATTATAAGGCACATGCAAACCACATACATTTTTACCTTGCAGTGGTACGATATGGTCTACATGGTGTACTACACCTGTCACATCAGATCGCAGTTCCCGCATACTGTAGATTTCTTCCATGAGGAATCCATCTAGTTCTGTCTGTACTCGGGGTGTAGCTCTCAACTTATTCGCTCGCCTCTTATTTTCATTCTTTAGTTTAGTCGCTCTATACTTACCGGATTCTTTCGCAGTCTTCTTCTTGTAGAACTCTGGATCAGCTTCTACTTGTCTCGCTATCCACTCTCTCACAGATTTTAATTGATACTCCTTCTTACAAGGAACACAATACATTGCTCTCGGTGAACGTGTAATGAATTCCATACTACACATAGTACAACTTGCAGTAAGTTCCTTATGGCGACGCTTACCTGCCAAAGGATACACCTCCAAAGCGTGAGTGACTTATGACATTGCTGTTCTTTGTTTTCATGTATCCAGTTCTCTTTGGTGGGATAGATATCTCTATCGCTGAAGTAAGCGCATCTTTAATATCATCATGCGGTGGATGAGAGGCCGTAAGCTCTTCTTCGAGAGTCTGACAATGACCACCACGGTAATGCCACATAGCAAGATTATCATAACGAGGCTCAAGGACAGCAGCAATGCGCTCTTCTTTAGTGCCCTCATGTCTGTTTGGTCTATGCTCTTCAACTGATAAGGCCAGTCCGTATTGTTTGATCTGTTCCTTTAACTCGCGAACAATAGCCTGTTGTGCTACAGTTACCTCCGCTCTGATCTTTCTAAATCCCCACTTAACATTAGCTTGCATTACTTTCTCGAAGTACTCTTTGATCCTATCTGTCTTGAATCGTTCAATGTCCATCACATAGATGTTACCTTCAAAGTCTACACCTACTATAGCAATGGCTGTGAAGTCAGCCTTCTTCTTGAGACTGAATGCAAAGTCAATTGCAGCAAAGACGTTCAGCTTCCTCTCCTTGTAGAACCAGTAGCCTTCATCTTGCTTCAAGTGCTTCCTGTCATAGTACTGGAAGTTCTTAGCACTGATCCCTGATCCAGTAGGATCATTAGGGTTGTTATAATACTGGGCATAGAACTGAGTCTTGTCTAGGTACTGCCCTCGCTTCTTGGCTAGTATCTGTGCATCAAACCCAAACCACTTGCCGTCATTCCTTCTCATCTTAGGCCAGAGGAACTCACCTCGACCATCACCTTGATCTTCAACTACTCTCTCGAACAGCTCATAGATATTATCCGTACCTATTAACTCTCCCTCTTCATCGTAAATGTCTTCCTGCATCTCCTGTAGATCGCTGTAGAGGTCACGAGGATGATACCTAGTACCTACTACCCACTCCAATGCTCCGGGGTTCTCAATGGACGACAGGAGGCTGTACTGCGTCCTGACCTTGTTACGTCCATCATTCGTGTAAGCGTTCTCCTGCACGATCACATCATCTAGTACTGCTATGTCACAGTGTAAGCCTGTGATACTCGTAGTCAATCCAGCAGTAAAGATAGTTGGATCTCGTACACCTTCCTGCTTACGCTTAGGGTGATCTACTGAGATCTCACCAGTAGT